GTTTCGGCACGCTCACGCCGTCGAGCTGTGGCGCGAAAAGATCGACGTGTACACGATCCAGCAGCAGCTCGGGCACGCTCGCCTCGACGTGACGGCGAACTACCTGCGCGGCGTCGGCGCGATGGAGATTCTGGAGCCAATCGCACACCGTCCCACGCCGATGATGGCGGTGCCGAGCGTGAAGGTCGCCGCTTGATCGGCGCTCTCACTATGCGTGACCTTCGGCACAGCCGACCGCGAGGGGATCGTTCGAGCAATGCGTAGCCGACTCGACGCCGGGAGGGCGCAGATGGTAGCCTCGGATCTATGGAGCGCACGAGCGAGTAGGCGGCTGTGGAACTCGACCCCGACAAGCTCAACCAGTGGTTCACGGAGAAGTGGAAGCATGGCCCGTGCCCTGTCTGCGAAACGGACGCTCGGTCACGTTCGGCTCGATGTCACGTCGATCTATCTCGGCGGTCTCGGGACCACTGAGCTGCTGGCACCGGTGGGTCGTCGTCGGCCGCCCATGATGCCGATACCAGGTGGCCGCGACACGTAGCGCAACGAAGGGTCACGAAATGTACGGAGCTTCAGCCTATGGGAACACCTATTACGGGGGGGAGGGTGCGGTGAGCCCGATCATCACAGCCGAACTCGTGCTTGAGATACGAACGAGCCCCCAGATGCCGTCGACGGAGCCGATACCACTCGGCAACGATATCGCGATCATGGCCTCCTTCTTGGATGCAGACGAAGCGGTCGAACCGACGACCGTCGTATGCGAGATCCGCTCCCCCCAAGGGACCATTTCGCGACCCTCGGTGGAACGCGTGAGCCTCGGGGTATGGCAGACCATCGTCGCAGCATCCCTCCCTGGCCGTTGGGAGTACCGCGTCCAGGCCGGGGGTAATGTCATTGCCGCTGGCGAAAGCGTCTACTGGGTCGCCAACAGCTCGATCTAAAGGAGCAGTATGCCTCAGAACCTCGCAACGATCTGCCCACACGACGCTGAAGAACAAGTCAGGGTCCCAGGCATGATTACGAAATGCCGCAAGTGCGGAGCGCCCCTGGAACCGGAAGCGCGTGCCGTCGCCCAGAAACCTACGGCCGCTCCCAATATCTCACCGGCAGGGATCGCGGCTGGGTACCCCGGTGAATCTAATGCCTGACCGTCTTCGCGTCGTCCCACCGCACGACCAGCGCTATGGCCGGCTGTTCCCCGATGGGGATGTAGGCACCATCCTTGCCGCTCTTCTTTCGCCCGAGGATCTCGCGAATGTCGACCTGGACAAGCTCGGCGCTCGCTTCACGTTCCCGGTAGGGGAACCAATGTTTCTCCTCCGCGCGGGCGGTCCCCATGCCGTAGCAGCCCTCGAAGCCCACAGGGATGCCTGTGCCGATGCGCCCGAGTACCAGCAGGATGTGGAACGGGCGATCCTCGCATTCCAAGCCCATAAACAAGACTCAGTCTCATAATCAAAGGAGCGCACGATGGAAGGCCCAAGCACGATTTGCCCCCACAACGCAGTCAACCAGTCCCTCCTCGCAGGACAGCCCACGGTCTGCCGGATGTGCAACGCACCCATCGAACCAGCAGCCGGAAGCCCGACCACCCCAAACCCCGGTGCGCTCAGGGTCGCTTACCCCTCGGAACCCAAAGCATAAATAAGACGGAGTCTCATAATGCGAAAGCCTGCGGGGGCCAAAAAGACGACGGGCAACCGGACGCCTATAAAAAGCCACGACGGCGCCTGGAAGGAGCCCTTCCTCGAGCACCTCGAGAGGCACGGTTCGATAACCGCAGCCGCCAAGCACGCCGGGGTGCGGCGCGGCACGCCGTACGAAGCTCGCAAGAACGATCCTGTCTTTGGCAGGCAGGTCGACCTAATCGTTCAAGGTGCTATCCAGCAGGTCGAGGACACTCTCTACGACCGCGCTGTCTCGGGAGCATCCGACACAGCACTGATCTTCTTCCTAAAGACCCGCAAGCCCGAGGTCTATGGCGACCAGATCCGCGCAGAGCAGATCGAGCAGATCAAGGCAGACGCTCGTAAGCAGGTCCTCGCTGAACTCCAGGCCGAGATGCGGGATCTCACCCCCGCCGCCCGCAAGGCCGTCATGCGTGCGATCCCCAGCGCCACGGGATGACAGTCCTCGCGGAGCTGCGTCCCCTCATCGCAGACATCGACCAGGCTGAGGTCTGGCGCGAGTCGCCGGTTACCTTCGACGACTTCGTAGAAGGGGAGGCGCAGCTCAATCTTCCGCCGCTGTACGAGCGTCAGCGCGCGTTCGTCCGGGAGGTCCTCGGGGATGACCCCGCAGCAATGTTCAACGACCCGTTCGAGGCCGCTGGCGAGGCGAAGCGTGCCTACCAGCTCGCTGTTGGGCTGTGGGGTAAGGGGTCGGGCAAGGATTATGTCTGCTCGATCATCGTCTGCTATTGCATCCACGTCCTTCTGTGCCTGAATGACCCGCAGGCGTACTTGGAGCTCGCGCCGGGCGAGGCGATCGACATCGTGAACGTGGCATACAACGCGGACCAGGCGAAGCGCGTGTTCTTCACGAAGCTGAAGTCCCGCATTGAAAACTGGCGGTGGCTGACACAGGGCTACAACATCGTGATCGCTGGCCGGCGCCAGAACGGCTACCGGCCTGATCTTGGCACGGTGCAGGTCAACGACGACTTTGTTGAGTTCCCGAACAAAATCCGCGCATGGTCACGTCACGCACAGAACGAGAGCTACGAGGGATTGAACGTCCTCGTGTGGCTGATGGACGAGGCGAGTGCATTCTTGAGCAAGCTGAAGCGTGAGAACGCCGGTGCGATCTACAACACCCTGAAATCCTCCGCAGGCTCCCGGTTCGGCCGGAGATGGCTAGGGATGGTCATCAGCTACCCCCGTCACGCAGACGACTTCACGATGACCCTGTTGAAGCTTGCCCAGACGCGGCCCGAGCTCGGGATCTACGGTGACGGGCCAGCTACCACATGGGAGATCAACCAGCGGACCCGCAAGGAGCCCCGCGTCAAGATCCGCGACACCGAAGTCCCATCCTCGCTAGCGCAGGATTTCGAAGAGGACTACGAGAGCGCGCTCGGCACGTACTGCTGTCAGCCGCCGAAAGCGCGTGAGGCGTTCTTCCGCTACCCCCAGCACCTCTGGGAGGCCGTCACCGCTCGGCAGCCAGCGATCGAGTGGGAGCCGATCGTCATCCCACGCGAACAGGGCGACGGGACCGTCAGAAAGCTCCGGGGCGTGCAGATCACCACCATGCGGGAGCTGCCCGAGGGCACCAAGCTCTACACCCACGGTGATCCAGGCCTATCGTCGGACAGCTTCGCGCTCGCGTTGGGCTATGCGGTGCCGGCGACGATCATGGTCACGGTCCCCGCAGGAGAGGTGCTGGACGCGGGTCAGTTGAAAGTGCGCGGGTTGAAGGCGGAGGACCCGATCGACTGGGAGCGCGATGTGATCCGCACTGTGATCGTCGCTCTGATCGTCTGGCGCCCCGATCCTCGTACGGGGATGCAGGTGGATCTCCAGAACGTCGAGGACACGATCCTCGAGCTACGCAAACACTACCCCTCGATCGGGCACTGGACCAAGAAGCGCCGGGGGGAGAGCAAACCCCGACCCACCGTCACCTTCGATCACTGGAATAGCGCGCAGACGATCCAGCGTATGCAGGCCAAACGCCTCAACGTGGCGGATGAGATGTGGGCGAGGGACTTTCAGGTCGGGATCTACCGCAATGCACGCACCAGCTTCTACCAGGGGCTCGTGGACCTCCCCAACACAGAGAGCATCACATCAGTAGACCCTCAGTCTCCCGGCGCGTTGTATGAGCTTGAGCGTGTCGAATTCATCGACGGGCAGAAGATCGACCACCCCGAGGGCGGCGGGAAGGACATGGGGGACGCGCTGGTCCGTGTGATCCAGCACGCGTGCGAACACGGACCGCAGGCGATGGGCTTCGGAACCGTCAAAGGCCACGGCAGTCAGTACGCGCACGCCGCGATCATCCCTTCAGAGCGCAAGGCCGTCGATCCGAACAGCACCGAATCGATCGGTGACCGTCTCCGTCAGCAGGAGGAAGCGAACCGTAAGGAACGCCCGCTAGGAGAGCTGGTGCCGGGAGAGGGCACTGTGGACGGGCGCAAAATGGGCTTCGGCTCGATCGGCAGACCGAACGTGCTCTGAACTTTTCTTTGCGTAGCGTGACCATTCTTGTTACGCAAAGGGCATAGGTAGGTGGACATGCCTACAGCCACCGACATCAGCCGGCTACGACTCATGTGCCGGGACGGCACAGCCAGACGGATACGAGAGGCAGCGGACCTCTCGCTCAGCGACATCGCGCGCGATGTGGGATGCACGCCGGCGTCGATCAGCCGCTACGAGACCGGGCTAATCCGGCCCAGCGGTCAGCGGGCTGGGGCTTATCTAGCGGTGCTGGATGCGCTAACGAACCAGGAGAGAGTCAATGGGAATTGAGAGAATCCCGGAGGGCGATAAGGATGCCGTCGCCACCTTCACAGCAGACCAGATGACAACAGTCGTCGGTGAACGCGATACCTACCGCGCGGCGCTGTATGACGCTACAAACGCAAGGCTCACGGACGTCGACAAAGTTGCTGATGCGCTGGGGAAGATCGACACGCTGCATCGCGAACTGCATACGGTCAGCGGAGAGCGCGACAAGGCCCGGCGTGAATTGGCCGAGGCCGACTCAATATTAGATTCGCGCCTCAAGATGGCCGGTTTCCTCGCCGAGGGCATACGGCGTGCGGCGATTACAGCGCGCGAGCGACGCAAGAACCCCCTTCGGAGTAGTCGCTATGAATCTGAGCGTCAGCGGAGGGCGCGCCGATGAAAGGTCAGTTGGAGACATGTTTCTGGAGTACCTACATCGGCAGCGTGTTTGGCATCGTGGGTTCCACCATTTTTGGGGCTGCCGTGTTGGGGAACATCGCTCTGATCGCAATGTTCCTCGTCGTATTTGGCTCTGCGGGGATAGGCGCTGTTATCGGCTGGCGCGTAGGGAAGCGGGCATCCGCATGAGCGTCGGCGAGGCTATGAACCTCCAGCAGTGGCAGGAGCGCGTAGGCGCGCTACGAGCTACCGACCCGCTGATAAAGCGGGGACGCTGGCACGGCTGTCTTCTCGCCGGGGTCCCGGATGGCGCTCCAATCCACGGGACTTACGCGCTCGTCCGCTGGGAGCTGCCCTCGGTCTCTATCGCGCACGAGGACCCAGACGAGGTGGTGTGGTTGGCGCGTATGGTAGAGGATAGATTCCGCGAGGAGGTCGAACAGATAGAGCATGGCCGTCTTCCGTTCGACGCGGAGAATCCGCTATGAGCGCCTGCGTCTGCAAGGGCAAAGACGGCAAGCCGCGCCCGCTACCTGACCTGCCGGTCGGAACTTGCATCAAGTGCGGGCGGCCATGCTGATGGAGCATTTCTGGGCAAAGGTCAACTTCCGGGGGCGAATGCTGTCGCCGTATCTGGGCCCATGCTGGGAGTGGACGGCCGCTCGCGCCAATGGCTATGGACGCTTCTGGATCAATGGCGGCTCTCGTGTCGCATCGCGCGTTGCCTACGAACTGGTCCACGGTGAGGTTGCCCCCGGGCTGGAGATCGACCACCTCTCCCGCAACCGCGCCTGCGTCAACCCGGCGCACCTTGAGCCCGTTACGAGCGCAGAGAACTCTCGACGGGGGCATGCGGGATACGCTGTGCGAGAACGTCAGCGTGCCAAGACGCACTGCCCACAGGGTCACGTCTACGACGAGACCAACACCTACATTCATCGCGGCAAGCGCGCATGTGCGACATGCCGTCGAGCTGCAACACGCCGCTGGCGAGCAGGGAAGGGCTGAGACTTGGCACGGACCATTTACGGACCTGACGGACAGCCGATCTCGGTAGTGGGAGGGACGCCCCTCACTAGCACGCAGGCCCTCCAACGTCTCGACCAGGACGCGATGCTCGACCAGGTTGAAAAGCGCGTCAAGAGCCAGGGCACCACCCTCAGTCAGGTGTGGGACCCATCCAGGGGCAAGCCTAAGCCGACGTCTATCACTTATCAGACGCTCAGGATGATGGCGACCAGATGCGAATGGGTAGCGGCGGTCATCAAGACCCGCAAGAACCAGATCGGGAAGGCATCCTGGTCCGTTCTCCCCCAGGACGAGGCCGATGAAAGCCCTGGTGTTGAAGCGCTCTGCACGAAGATCACGAACCTGTTGAAGCGCCCCAGCATGCACGGCAGCCGGCCCACCTCACGGAGTTGGCGGCAGTTCATCAACGAGGTCCTCGTCGACATCCTCACCCTCGACCAGGGGATCATCGAGAAGGAGTGGACGGTCGACAAGTGGATCGCCGCGATGTACCCCGTGGATGGGGCGACAATGGCGCCGAACATGGACGAGCGCGGCGGCTTCCACGACGACGCCTACGTGCAGGTCGTGGACGGTCAGGTCACCGCGCGGTTCGGGATCGAGGACATCATTTGGATGATGGACAACCCGCAGACGGATGTGCGGATGTCCGGGTTCGGGTTCAGTCCGCTCGAGAACCTCATCGTGTCCGTCACCGCCGAGCTGTATGCGTCGAAGTACAACGCGAGCTACTTCGAGAAGGGTTCAGTTCCCGAGGGCTTGATCAACCTCGGCCCGGAGGCCGCACCGGAGGACGTGAACGCTTTTCGGCTGTACTGGATGAACGAGATTATGGGCCGGCCGTGGGCGATCCCGATCGTCGGCGGTTCGCAGGCTGAGTGGATTCCGTGGCGGGCTAGCAACAAAGACATGGAATACATGGCCTACCAGGAATGGCTGTTGAAGAAGGTCTGCGCGAACTACCAGATCACGACGAAGGAAATGAACCTGATCCAGGACGTGAACCACTCCACGGCGGAGAGCGAGGATCAGAGCGAAACCGAAAAGGGCATCCAACCGCTGTTGACGCTGATCGCGGACTACTTCGAGGTCGAGGTCATCGGCGAGCACGGCCTAGGTGTCGGGGACTACGTCAAGTTCGCGTTCGATGATGAGGAGGAGAGCCAGGAGGCAATCGACGCACGGTTCTCGATCCGCGTCGAAAAGGGCGTTGCTACCCGTGCGGAGTGGCGCGAGGCCATCGGCCTGGAACCAGGCGAAAACGAGGGCCTGGACGAGTACACCACCGACACGGAAATCTTCCCTTTGCCCGCCACGCCCGAGGATCTGGAAGCGCTCTCTCCGGCGGCTCGTGCTGAGCAGAAGTCCGAAGAAGCGAAGGAACGCTTTGCGGAGCTAAACGCCGGCGGGAAGGGCGGGAACACTACGGGCGAGTCCGCTCCGGAGTTCGGAAGCCCAGAGGCCGAGAAGACCGCAAAGGTTTTCGACCAGCACAACCCTCAGCTCGTTGAGCGGCAGGAGGATGCCGAGAGCGTCTTCGAGAAAGCGTCCGACAGCCTCGTCAAGGAGCTGGAGGGCATCCTACAAATGCCGCTTGGGAAGACCGTCACGATGCCGCAGCGCCGGCAGGTCAACCTGGCTGAGCTGCGCGTCGACACGGACTACCAGCGTCCCGAAGACCGCGAGAAGGTGTTGAGCATGCTCAAGCGCCTACGTGCTGGCATCGAGTTGGACGGCGATGTGAAGGTCAATGAGCGCGAAGACGGCAGTCTCTGGATCACTGACGGGCAGCATCGTGTGAAAGCGATGATGCTCGCCGGCCGCACCCATCATGAGGCGCTTGTGGCGAAAGATCCGCAGCAGTTGGAGGAGAAACGCGCGAACCTGCTGACCGCGCATGTCTGATGACCGATGATCTCCTCGCGGGCCTCCGCACCCAGCTAAGCATCCCGACCCCAGCGCATGAGCTAGATGTAGTCAAGCGCTTCGGCCTCCACAAGGGTCTGCTCACCCCAAAGCGCTGGGAGGCGGTCAACGACGCTATCCAGCGGTGGAAGCAGAACGTCCTGCACGGTGCCCGGGACATGCCGCACCAGGCGTACCTGCAGGGTCATGGGCAGACCACACGGTTCCTGCGGCTACTCGGCACCCGCGCACCAATGGTCACGCCCGCGCCTGACCGTGCGACGAGCGAGTGGCTGCGATGGCTACTCGAGCACGAGCTCACCGGCACACTGGACCGCTACGCGGACGACATCCGCTCCGCGGTGCTGTATGGGGTGCAGGGCGAGACGAACCCCGTCAATGTCGCGAGCGCGCTATACAAGGCCACGGAAGCCGCCGATCGTGACTGGCGGCTCGTCGCACAGACCGAGATGGCACGCGCCAATGCGCTGGGCCGACTCGATGGCTGCGTGCAGATGGGCTATGACGAAGTTTGGGTCCCTCCCCATGCCGGCGCATGCGCAGCCTGCAAAGAGCTGATCGAGAATAGGGTGTTCCTCGCGAGCATCTTGAAGACGAACAGCAACTACGGCAAGAAACGCGCGGAATGGGTGCCGTGTATACCATTGCACCCCAGATGTAGTCACGCGGCTTTGCCATATGTGGAGGAGCTGTATCAGGAAGCGCAGGAGCAGTACGCGCACATGCGCGACACGGGCCTGGACGACGAGGCGCTGAGCGAGATGTTCGACACGTCCGGGCAGCTCCGACCGCAGTACGCGCACAACGAGCGCCTGGAAGCGTTCTTCGCCGGCAAGACGATCCGCGACCCCTTCGATCACATGCTCGGCCACGTCGTCGAGAAGGTCCGCTCCACGGGACGGGTGAGCAAGGGGTTCTTCGACCCGCCGCAGGTCGGCCTCGACCCGCTGGTATGGGAAGACAAACAGCTCAAGCCGGACGTCCGCACCGCGATCCTCAACTTCTGGACGGGCGTGCTCGGCGACGGCTGGCGGGAATGGGCGAAGGTCTACATCACCGGCTCCGCCACGAGCTACCAGTGGGGCACGGGCTGGGCGCACCCATGGCTTGGCTCGCACCACACCCCGACCTATCCGGATGTGGACACGCACCTCGTGATCGACTACGCGCAGGTCCGCAAGGACCGACCATTGTGGGCAGGCATGAGCCCGATGGAGCTACGGAAGCTCCTGGAGTCCTGGGTCAAGCGCGCCAAGGCCGATGTCGAGGTCGCCCCCGGACTTCGACTAGACGCATACGTGCGGCTTGAGGCCACCGAGGACGAGTTCGAGCGGGACATCCGCCATACCGGTCAGGGCGTCTACGACGTCGGCGGGGACGCGTGGGTGATCGGTCCGGCCCAGCCGGCGAACGGCGAATACGTCAAGCACGGGCACATGCTCGCCGGCACCGGAGGACGACTCGCTCACGAGCACCCCGAGTGGGTGCAGCACGCCGAGCGAGCCGGGAACGAACTACAGGATCTGCTTGCGGCCTACCAAGCCGATCGAGTGCCCGGCACTCTTGAGCCACTCCAGGCACTGATGGACACCCTCTACGACGATCGCACCATCGGGTTCCTCGACGGCAACGGGCAGGAAGACCGCGGGAACTTCACCTGGGCATACCTGTCGAACTTCGGCCCGCTGCAGGAAGTCAAAGAGCTGCTGGCCGCCGGATAATTTTGCAGTCATCTGCACAGCACCAGCCGTCGGGCGTCTCAACACATCGAAGTGAGTGACGGCCCGCAGCCCCGAAGTCGCGCCATATCAGCTCGCATGTACGGTCGAAAGCGCGCTCGGTAAGTGCCGGTTCGACCGTCGCTCCGCAGCTCGTGCATATCGCCTGTCCGTCAAGGATCTCCGTGTGCTCAGCGTGCATACAGGAGCTCCAGAAGCTCATGTCGCTAGGTGAGCCAAAGAGATCCACAAAGAGAGGATACCCTGCGATGCCGACTTATACCTACCGGTGCCCCGAGGGTCATCACACCGAGGGCTTGTTCAAGATGAGCGACCACCCTGAGCACATCCAGTGCGACTGCGGGAAACGCGCGAGGCGTGTATTTGAGCCGCCCGCAGCGATCTGCTTCAGGGGCCCGGGCTTCTACTCAACCGACGTGACTGGTCGGATCGGACGCAAACGACGTCCCAACCCAGGGGATGATCTGCACAAGGAGTTCGATACCCCAGCGGCACGCATCGCTGACAGCATCTGAGCCCCGTGACCGTTTTACCGGCACGCATGGCATAGGCACTACAGAGAGGGACACCCGTTCGCGGTCCCGGACGCATCGCTTGATCCACTTCCCCCTGCGACTGCCGCATGTGCAAGGACTGATGCCCTATCCCATATCCGCGTGAAAATCTTGCCTGGGTGCCAGCCGCCCCCGCCGCAAACAAAGCCGCTGTAGCCGAATCGAAGACCCCGGAAGAAAGCATGAGGATGCGTCTCATCCGGGTGCTGTTCGGCTACGGTCCCGGCACACTCTCGGGCGGCGAACTGGTGATCACGGACACGGTGACCACGCTGACCATGCTTGTGCCCGCTGTTGGCCCGGTGGAACTCAACCCCGAATTTCAAGGTGCTCCGGGGAAACCGATCAAAGTCACGCTCGCCGCTGGTGGCAGCGGTGTCGCGGGGACCGTCAACGCACTCTTCACCATCGACTGAGAGAGCACATCATGGCTCCCACCAAGACCGATACCGGGCACGGCGCGCTGTTCGACAGCTTCCCCGACCGTCCGCAGTCCCTACACGGCGGCGCGAAATTCGACGAGGGGTTCAACCTCCAGCCGAAGCCTGCAGGCCGAGCTGGCAGGAACTTCGATGAGTTCGGCAACCCGACCGCACCGGAGAACGGGCAGCACGGCGAAATCTTCGACGACTGGCGCGAGTGGACCTCCATGCCAGACGCGCACGGCGGGACGATGTTCGACGAGGGCTTCGGCGAGCACACCGCCAACCAGTCGAGTCAAGGCCCGCTGTTCGACCTCTTCCAGCCCTCTACACAGGTCAAGTTCATCTACGACGGTCAGGACAGCGAAGGGATCGTCGACCACGTACGCCAGGACGGTGTTGTAATGGTCGCACCGCGCGGCGGAGGGAAGGCCGTGGAGGTCGATCTCGGCCAGTTCCTCGGCTACCGGTCACCGTCGATGGACAACGCGACGACCACTGCTGAGCGTTCGACTGCCGAGGCGCCTTCCGCTTGGGATCAGATTGCGCACGGCGCTAAGCGCGGTGCGGCACCGGACATCGGAACACCTGTACAGCCCGTCAGCGAGGGGCCGGGCAACACGAACGGGCGCTCTGACGTTGACGCTGACTGGTCAGTCGTCGATCACCTCAAGACGCTGCTAGGCGAGGACGATGTAGCGAAGGCGGCGGGTGAGCCGGGGTATAGCCATAGTGAGATCACGGTTGGAGGCCTTCGCTCTGGTATGCACGAGCACTATCACGGCAGCAATGTCATCGGCATCTCTAGCCATGCGAGTAATCGGGACGGCATCACGGCCAGTGGGATTACGGGCAGCACATCGCGGCCTCTTGCTGGTCACTTCGCATCGCATAGGGAAGCCCACCAGGCGATCGTTGCCCATCACCAAAGCCTCGGCAAGACCACTGGCTCCCTGCTCAATGTGGCGAAGGTCCGTCTCCCCAGCGAACGCCTCCGCTCCTATAGCGAGTGGTCCGGCGTCACGACGATCGCCAAGGAGGTCACGGTCGCCGAGACCGCAGTCCAGGCGGAGGAAGGCCGTGCGACGCTCGCGGGCGCAAAGGGTGCCGGTAGCTACTGTCCGGAATGCCGGGAGCAGAAGGGCAAGCTCACGGACGACGGTCGCTGCCCGGACTGCAACACGGTCCTCAAGGCTCACGAGCCCGGCGTCATCTCACGCGAGAAGGGCGACGGCAACGGCTCTAGCGAAGACAGCTCCACACCCGGCGTCGCTGACAAGACCAACACATCCTTCGGCGAGCTCCGCAAGGCGTTCGGCGCCGCCGCCGACCCGGGCGCCGGCGGCCAGACCGTGACATGGGATGGCTCCCCCCACTCCCAGGGCCAACAGACCGGGCAGGCCACCTCTGACCCGGATGGCCCCGAGGTCCCCGAGCGGGAGCACAAGGACAGCGACCACCACGGCAACCTGTCCGGTGTCCCAACGACCTGCCCGCACTGCGGTCAGGTGATCGCCGAACTCGACGCCAAGACCGAGGAGGGCGCGCCCACACACAAGTGTCTTGAGGGACTGCTCGGTGTCACCAAGACCGAGAAGGAGACCTCGGCCTTTGACGCGCTCCGCTCACTGGTAGCGGCATGAAACGCACCGATGCAGTTGCACTTAACGAGGACTTCGAGTACGTCGGCGACATCACGAAGTCGTACATCGACGAGGCCACCGGGAAGCGTTACATCATCGGTGCTGCGACCGGGCTCGAGGAGGACCAGGACGGCGAGCGCATGTCCAAGCGCGCGATCGACGGCATGATGCGCGCGATCAACGCAGGCGGCGTGAAGGTCACCGCAGGCACCCATGACCAGAACTGGATGACCGAGATCGGCGATGTCGTCCAGGCGCACATCGACCCCGAGACCGACCAGCTGATGATCAAGACGGAGCTTCCCCCGGCGGGCGCCGACGCGATCGCTGACAAGGCGTGGGACGAGACACGCAAGCGCAAGATGGCATGGTCGGTCGGCGGCAAGCTCCGCGCCGCATTCCACGAGCTCACCGACACTGGCAAGAAGCGCAAGGTACTCGACCTCGTTGACCCGCGCCACATGTGCCTGACCGACAAGCCTGCCTACCAGCACAGCTTCGCGCACGCAGTCGCCAAGACCTGGGACGGCGATGAGCCAGCCGACGACGCTTTCGTAGAGGAGGACATCGCGAAGGATGTGACGGGCTCGTGGGTGCCCGGCGGCGGCGGTAACAGCGGCCAGGACAGTGAAACGGGCGGCAAACGAAACGCCGGCACCAAGAAGCCCGGCAGCAAGGGCCTCAGCGTCGACGACGACGGCAAGGACAAGCCCGAGGACGACGACAACGAGGACACCGTCGAACCGGCCGAGCGGCACCTCTCCTGCCCCCAGTGCGGTCACGAGTTCGCGGCGGATATCCCGGTCGACATGACCCCGGAGGAACGCCAGGACCAGGACAAGCGCAAGAACGAACTTGAAGACAGCGTCCCCGGCGATGGCTCCGGGGCCGGCAGTAAGAACGATGGCGAATCCTCCGAGGACAAGCCTGCTGATAACAACCAACAGGACGACGACGATGACGACGACAAACCGTCGAAGTCGACCAAGAAGTCCAAGGAGGCCACGATGGATCTCGAGAAGCGCATTGAGGAGCTAGAGGCTCTTCTGGCGAAGCAGGCCGACGACGCGAAGCAGCAGTCCGCCACCGAGGTGGCGAAGTCCAAGAAGGTCAGCGACGCTGTCCTGAAGATGGCCACCGACGAGGGTGTCGACCCCGGTGTCCTGAAGGTCGTCGCGCTCGCGACAGGCGACCTGTCGGAGGATCTGGAGAAGACGCGCACCGAATCCAAGGAGGGCTTCGAGCTCGTCGCGAAGGCGCTGATGGAGCTCAGGGAGACCGTCGGCAAGCTCCCGGCCGGCCGTAAGAGCGTCGCCCGCGTCCTGAAGAACGGCAAAGAGGACGACGCGGAGACCACGGTGGAGAAGGAGATCGACGACGCCGAGTCCGTCACGGACGTGCTGAAGGTCATGAACCGCGAGACGTACGGCATCCACTAGATGCGCTGGGGTGAGGCGCCTCAACGCGAGTACACCGTGCGGCGTCTCTGCCCCGGCCCACACGGCTCCGACGCGCACATGTCGGAGTGGTGGCGCTGGGTCAACCCCCCGGACCGTGACGGCTGGCACTGCTGCGCCTGCGGATGGAACCCCCCAGAGGTCTCACCGATCGACGGGACGACCGTTGAGCACCCGGACAGCACCATCCGGCCAGTCCGACGCGCCATCGTCTTCACCCTTGACGAGCCCATAGCGCTCGCCGCCTAGATCCGGGCCTAGACCCAGATCCCCTACAGCCCCATGGCTGTCTAGCTTGCCCGCGCCCGCGTGCGGGAGTCACACAACCGCCCCCTCTGGCGGATCTCATAAACCAGCAGAAAGGTCCCCACGAGGGGAGGAGTTAACTATGGCTGAATGGATTGACCCAGGCGCATTCGACATGCCGGACGTGAACAAGGCGGTCGATTCAACCGAGCGCGCTCTCATCCGACAGGACTTGGAGCCCGCAATCACCCGGATCGACATGAAAGGCACACCGCTGCGTAAGCGGTGGGGTCGCATCAAAGCGAACGGCCTCACGCACGAGTACACGCAGCGCACCTCACTCGGCACGCCGGAAGGCGGGGCGTTCTACGCCGACGGACAGCTCCCACCGGACGGAACGACGAAGTACCTCCGCAAGGGCAAGATGATCAAGTGCATCGGCGAGGTCGGCCGCGTCACGGGACTGATGATCGCCGCAGGTCGCTCCTTCGCGGACCAGCTCGCGCTGGAGCAGCAGGCCCGGATGGTCAGTGTCCTCCAGGAAGAGGAGAAAGGCCTTGTCTACGCCTCCGCGGCGAACCCGAAGACCATCGTCAACGCCGACGGGTCACAGACCGTTGAGTTCCTCGAATTCGACGGTATCAGCCGGATCATCAACAACGAGGGCGGCGTCGTGTTCTCCGCCTCCGGATTTGCCGGCGGCACGAAGATCAGCATCCCGCTGCTGAACAGCGTGATCGAAAAAATCTACAACAACAACGGGGAGCCCACCTCGATCCTGGTAGGGGCGAGGGAGAAGCGGTTCTTCAACGAGCTGCTGCAGTCCTTCGTGCGCTACAACGGCGACGGGGTCGTTCACGTCGAGCGCCAGCTCGGCACGTCGGTTATGTACTACGACTCGGACTTCGGCAGCCTGCCGATCATCCCCACGCGTTACATCACCCCGGAAGCTGGCACCAACGAATCGCAGGCGTTCGTGTTCTGCGAGAAGACCGCCGGCGAGAACATCATCGAGCTCGCCGAGCTCCAGAAAATCGGCTCGCAGCCCCTCGCGAAGATCGACGACTCGGAGAGGTTTATGATAAATGAGTACGAGGCACCCATCTGCCGCGCTCCCCAGTGGAACGCGGAAATAACTGGGCTAACAGCCTGAGTTCTCTCGGTAGGCTCGCGCTGCGCCAGCATGGGCAGCGCGACAAGCGTCGCAGCGGCAATGACCGTTGGTGTATCCACCGTTAGTACCATGTCGCCAAGGCGATTGTCTTTCCATGATGTGCAGAGCGCGATGACAGTGGTCGCAGAGCACGTCGCACTTAGCCAACTCGGCTTCCCGGCGATCATGACCCCAGTGCCACACTCGCGTAAAGTTGGGGGCCTTCGTGGTCTTATCCCGGTGATGGGCAACAAGGCGCTTGGTTGAGCCACATTTGACGCAGATCTTCCCAGCGAACCATGCGCCCCGGCGTTCGTGTTCGACGCGGCGTTCGCGTTTGCCCTTGTACTCGCGGTGTATGGCGCGACATGCCTCACATCGGCAGGCGTGGTAGTTGTATCCATTGAGGGTCCCATGCTCCATGTGGAATATGGTATCACAGAACTAGGTGAGGAAGGAAGCATGACTGCATACCCTCCAGAGATCCTCCGGCCCGACCCGATCGCACTCGGCGAGGGGCCTGCGGGGACCGGTAACGGGCCTGTCGTGATCGTCCAGAACAGCCCTGCGACGGGCGACATCATCACCCGTAACAGTGAAGGCTACTGGGTGAACGGGAGCCTCGCGACCGTGCTCGGCTCCCCCGGTGTTACGGCCGCAGTGTCGAAACCGACAGTGGTCTCCGGCGAACCGATCCAGGACGTCACCGGTGTCTGGTCGACATGGTATGTCGTGACCGCGACCGCCGGGAAAATCAACGTCTCGATCGGGTCATCCAAGGCTATCGCGGAAGCGAAAACGAACGAGATCATCCCCGCTGCAACGACCCTCGCCGTCAACGTCGAGGAGTTCCGGCTCCCGCCGAAGTGGTGGGTGCTCGTAGAAGTGACCACCGCGACGATCTCCGAAGTTCGAGTCGTCGAAGGCTAAGAGACCACCGCAAACAAAGGATCGTGACATGCCAGCAACACCACGCGATCTCCTGAAGCCGCGCGCACAGCGGCTTGCGGAGGTCTTCCAGTCCGAGCAGCTCCAGGCCGGCCAGGCCAACGCCCAGCAGATCATCTTCGGTCTCGAAGCGAAAGCCGAAGGCACCACCGTCAAATACGAAATCACTGCCGGGGAATACGCACCGGACGGGGTTTCTTTGCCGGTGTCGATCAAAGCCCAGACAGCGCTTGCGCTACCGTCCGGGGCAACGACCGGCGCCGGGCAGAAGTGCCTCGTTCTCGTCGAGGTCAACGCTGCGGAAGAAGTTTTCGCCACGGCGTCCGCCCTCACGTCCGGAACCCCAGTCCTCCCGGCCTTGACGGCTGGTACCGCAGCGAAACCGAAGCGGATCGCGGTCGCGGAAATCCTGGTGCCGGAATCGTTCACCGTCGGCACCAGCAAAACGTCACTCTGCACGTTCACGGCGATCAAGTACAGCGCGGGCAACGAGTCGCCGGTCGGCGGCTTCTAGACAGCAAGCAGAAGGAGAGAGAACATGGACACGATGCTGGACGTACTGTCGGTCTTGGACTCCAACGACGAGCCCGTTTACAGCAACTGCACGTTGCAGATGGGGGAAGTCGCCCTGGAGTTCAAGAACGGCCGTAGCAAGGTCGCAGAGCAGTACGCACCCGAGGTGCTTCGCAATCCGAAGCTGATGGTTCCAGGCTACACCGGACCGGCAGCCCCGAAGGTGCCGAATGTCGCGGCGGAGATCGCCGGTGATGTCCGCCAGCAGCGTCAGGAGTCCCCGGCAGAGACCGAGGCCCGGGTAGCTGCATCGGAGGAGTATCTGCGCAGCCAGGGCATCCCTATCCCAGAGCGTGTGGCGCCCGTGGCACCTTCAGCGGAGACGGAGGAGTTGAAGGCCAGGATCGCGGAGCTGGAGGCAATGGTCGCCAGTAGTGTGGACCTGAACACCAAGAAGACGGGGGACGCTTTGCCGGATGGCGGGAAGCGACAGGGCATCGAGTTCCCGGCTGATGGCAAGCCACACACCGCGTCGCTGGAAGGCCCCGATGGCAAATCGAAGGAAATCACCACGAGTGTCAAGGTGCTCCCTCCGGATGAGGCTGTGCTGCCCGAGGGCGTCGAGCCGCTCACCACGGACGGCGAGCCTCGCTGCTGGGCACGTAAGGGTGACGGTACCCAGTGCTCCAACGCGTCGCTCGAGAACAGTCATGCCTGCGGTCTTGCAGCCCACAAAAAGCTCGTGAAGTA